TGTAGAACTAGCCCCGTTCGCCCGCCGTTACTACGATACCGCCTGCCGCTCCGATACCTTTCCGCTTTGATTTAAAGAATCCCCATTCTTTAAAGTCCCACTCACTAAGTCTTAGTGAATACAGAGGCCGACACGATGCCCCTTTCCCGATATTAGGTATAAGTATTTATAACTAGTTGAAAGTTACTTACGCGTCTTGAGCAAGTTTTTCAAAGTAAGATAGAGAACTATCTTCTTGTTTTGAAGTTGTTGAAATAGTATCAACACCACTCCAAGGTTGTTCATCAGCTGTAGCTACGTTTCCTGCCGAATTATCATCAGCAATTGTTTCTGCAGTAGCACCTGAAACTGTACCTGTTATACCTAACACTCTTTCCAACTTGACTTTCATCTCGTCATAAGACTTGAATTGGTCAGGAGCAATAATCTCTGCTAGAGAATGTTGCTTGTTATAGATGGACTCAAGTTCAGAATCGTCTTCCGACAATGGAGCCGAAGCTGCAAATTCTGATTTATCATAATTCCAGTAGCCATCTACTTTTCTAACTTTAAGTTTAAAGTCAGCACCTTCCCATAAATCAAATGGATTAAGTGGTTTTTCATCTTCGAACTGTGGTTGCATTGCATCCTTTACTTTCTCAAAGATTTTCTTGCCGTATCTATACAGCATTACTTTACCTTCGTATTCTGGATGCTTCGGATCAGAAACAACTAGAACATTAGAGACATAGTGTAACCTACGTTTCTGTTTCCTAGCTTGATCCTTTTGAACCTCATCACCTGTATTCCAGAGTTTAGTGTTATATTCACTAACTGGACAAGGCTTGTTCAAAGTTGTTAAAGACTTGTCAATAAACCACCCGCCTGGACCTTGAAACCCATGATCCCAATATTGGACCCATGGAAGTTCTTCTCCATTAGCAGCTGGTAAAAAACGAAGCACTGCATAACCATTGCCAGATTTATCTAGTTCTGGTTTCCAGTATCTATCGTCTGAAAAGCTTTTAGATGCTTCAGAGTCTTTCTCTAAAGCCGTTTGTAGTTTGTCGAACCCGCTTCGACTGCGTTTTAATTCATTGAATGACATTGTATTTTCCTCTTATTATTGTATTCTATTTTATAAAACTATTGTATTTAAGTGGAAAACTTTTCCCACTCTTATATATAGTATACTCGCATTCTTCAAATCGGTCAAGGACTTTTTTGATTTGTGCTTCTTGAGTACCTATTAAACTGTTGGGATTATTAGACCCAACCCTTAATCTAGCTGTCTCTTTTACATTGTCATATGCATTAGTTCCAGCATAGATATTCTGATAAGTATCAGGTTTAAAGTTCCATATTGAATCGAACCCTATCAACCCTACCTCATCAAAACCCATTATAGATGCTTGTGTCATAGCTTGAGCTCCTGTAAAAAAGTTTACAGAAAAGCCAGGATCATCATCTGTGCCTCGCATGTTTATTATATTCCAATTGATATCAACACCCAAAACATGAACTTGCATGTCCTCTGCGGGATCTTCTGATAACCCGAATATCTGTATATGATCGTGTTTGTCTAAATCAGATTCTTCTATCCGGTAATTTTGATCTTTAAATGGTTGTAATAATGTATCCATATAAGTTTTTGGAATAGGATCCCAATCTGGAAAGATACATTGATTATCGTTCGGATAACCCGATGCACATATCTCTTTGATGATAGTCGCATCACCACCAATCAAATAATCAGGTGAGAAATCTCTATACAGAGCATTACAACCAAATGTTACTCCATCTAATTTCTCTAATGCTATTTGTTTTCTAGAAGGACCATTCCCTATGATGTATGCTATAGCCATATGCCTTGTAATACTGTTTGTAATTTCTTGTTTTCTAATTCTAAGAATGGAGCTAAACTATCTAATCTCTTTCTTGTTTTAGGCCAGATAAATTTCTCATTCATCATAGTATCATAATCATTAAAGATACCAAATATTCTATCTGCAGCTACTAATGTTTCAGCTGCTATTCTACCACCTAGATATTCTCTTAGTATATTAGAATGTTGTCCGTCTTTAATACCTATACAGAAATCTATATGTTTGTATTTGTCAAACAAGTATCTCATTTCTTCTGTAATAAGATATGTAAGTTTCTGTTTTCTTTTCTTAAACTCTATATAATTCTTTTCACATTCTTGTTCTAATAACTCACGAACATAGTATTTCTTTTTTGAGAAGTTAGCAACTAGAAAATCCTTTAATTCATCATTATATTTTCGAGCTAACTTAGCAAAATGATATCTGTCTTTTCTTTTCATAAAAGATTCTAACTTTGCTGACACTTTACCATTGTATTTGAAGTAATCATAACTGTCACTATAGAAATGATTGTTGATTGCTAAGTATAAACAGTAAGCGTCGTATCCTTCTCTACTTGTCATGTTTAATACCATTTATATCTTTGTGAAGGAAGTTGATCAGCTTCCCATCTAATTTGTTCTTTACGAATTGCTACTTTCTTTTTTCTTTGTCGTTTCTGTGCTGGCTTTTCGTAGTATTGTCTGTCTTTAACTTCTTGTAATGTTCCTGCTCGTTCAACTTTCTTTTTAAATCTTCTTAACATTTGATCAAAAGTCAAAGGTCTAGGTTTTCTTTTCTTTTTATCAAAGTGTTTTCTTTGGTGATAAGGTTTTTGTTTTTGTGGTCTCATATTGGTAACTTCGCGTGTGATTCATTTAGAAATCTTAAACCCACAGCTTCGGCTTTTATCTTTTCTTTCAATGGTGGTGTAATTAATCCTTTAACTGAATCAGGTTCTAAATGATTCTCTTGACAGAAATATACTATGGCATCTATATAACTTAATTTCTTTTCTATTACTAGTTCTTCAACTGCTGTAGTAAATTTCTTTTTAGTTAATATCATATACCATATTCCTCTCTGTATTGAGCTCGTAATTCTTTTAATGGTTCTATCCATTTTTTAGGTTCATCAACAAACATTTGTGATTGGCCTGTTTCTTCAACTGCAATAATAGTTACTATTCTATTAATTGGAACTCCATACATTTCTTCAAACATTTTTGCATATGCTGTTTCTTGCATATAGTATCCTTTGATCTTACTAGGTGTTTTTCTTTTTGTTGATGTTTTAAAATCAATAACTGAAACCTTCCCTGCAAACTCTGCTATCAAGTCAACTCTACCTGCCATTTCAAGATCATTACTATACATAGAACCTTCTAACATATAGATATCTCCTATGCGTGATGTTAATTCTTTTGTCTGATTAAACATCATTAAATCTAAAGGAGTAAGTGAGTTTATTCTTTCTTCTGTAAGTTTGTTGTTTAAAAAATCTTCTTGAAGATAATGATATCTTGAGCCACGAGCCATTGCCTTACCTGAAATAGCATTTGCCTTTTCTTCACCAACAGCTGCTTTCCATTTAGCCAACCAAACTCTATTCATTAAACCTGTGACTGTTGTAACTGATGGATAATTCTTTCCCTCTGGAGTTGTATAATATCTGTTCCCGTCTATTTGTTTTACGGGTAAGGTAACAGATGGATACCCTTCTAAATGATTAAACATCTTTGATCCCATGTTTCTTAGCTACTTTATCTGTGGCTACTTGTTTTGATGTCCTACGATTGAATTGCTTATCTACAGCACTGCCTGGATGGCCTTCTCCAACCTTTTGTAAAACTTCTTTAAATCCACCTAACTTTCCAGTACTTACACGAGCACCACTTACTATATTGGGTGCTTGAATGACTTGTTTTAAATTGTGAATCTCTTTGTATTCTTGCATTTCACCAAAAGACATAAACACTTCATGTTGTTCACCTGTATCTTTATCTTCTAATGTATAAGTTGGCATTAATCTTCCCATTCACCTGGTTGAATATCCATGTATTCAATAGTACCATCTTCTTTAATTCTAGTCCACTTCTCACCTTCCTTAGCTAAATAGAAAGTTCCGGCCGGAACTTTTGGTGGCTTAAAACTTTTTTCAGGTTTTTTAGAAGCTTTAGGTTTAGAATCTAAAACATCAGGCCAATCTTCAATCTGTTTTGCAATTTTATCACTTGCTTCCTTTTCAGACTTACTAAAGTCCTTTTCTAATTCAAGAAGTAGTTGTCGTTCTTTGGCCAATTCTTCTGTAGCCGTATTCTTGTCTTGAGTTAATTCTAAAATTCTTTTCTGAGCATTAGCTAATTGACCTTGTAAGTCTTTTAAATTCTTTTGTAGTATTACAATTTCAGCTACATTCTTTGTTAAGTGCCTAGGCATTTTGTTCCCTCTTATCTAAAAATAATTGTAGCACACTTAATTCATCTTGTTTAAAATCTGTCATTTCTTTTGGCCCCCATATGGTTCCAAATCTGACACATTTACTAGCAGTGTTACAATACAAAATCCAATCTTCATCAGTCATTTGTGATTTGTGTGTTTTATTATCTGTTACTTTATAAATCTCTTGTCCAAGTTTTGTAAAAAACACTTCTATTTCACTTGGATCATAAAGACCTCTTTTTTTACCTCGATAAAGTTCTTCATTTGTCTTCATCATTCTTTTCCTTTTTTTTAAGTTCTTTTGGTATTATATCATTAATCTTTGCAATCTTTTTTTCACTTCTTATATGCTTCATAAAATTGGCATAGTCTGTATCGTTCATAAACTTACCTTCTCTTAAATATTGAAGCATAAAAACAGAACCCTCTTTCTCTCCCTTTTTCCAAGAGACATAAGTGGCTATTACTATTAATGTGATATATGCAAGTCCAGTTAAGACTTTATATGTTGTTAGTTCCATTGTGTATCATTATATAATAAGTGTACTAGCGGTTTCAACTAGTTCTTGTAATTTTTTGTAATCTGTCAATTTGTGATTGAATAATGGCTCTCCGATTGGGCCAGTAAATATATTCTTTTTCTTCGTTCTTCATTAGATTTTGTAATAAAGGTAGAATGAGTTTTTCACAATCTATCAATCTATCTTTGAAGTCTAATTCTTTCTTTGTGTCTATTGCTACTAGATTGTCTTTGTGATCGTCAAGTTCACCTAGTGCATTACTAATTAATTTCTGTAGTAAGTCAACCTTACCATCTAAATCTTCTATTTGAGCTGAGTTAGCTTGACCTGCAGATGATGCAGCAACTGCTTTTAGTTGATCAGCGACTTCTTTACCAATACTAGCATCTTCGCCAGTCTTAGTTTTTAGTTCGTCTTGATCTACCGCCGTAAATCCGAAATCGTTAATCTCAGCCATGTTGTGTCCTCTTAACTATTGTTATACCTCGTCTTACAAGTTCTTTTCTAATCTTCACTTTAACTTTAGGTTTAGTATTGGGTTTGTTTAATTCTTCAAATAATTCTGTTTGAGAAATGCCTTTAATATAATAGTGTTCAGGTTCCCAACTATTTGTTGATCGGCCTGTATCAGGATTTTTAATCCATCGTCTTCCACTGGGTCTTAATTTTGTTGGCATTGTACATATTGTCTATTAAAAGATCAAGGGGTGTTAGTTCGCCGAGAAATCGGCACAATCTTAATACTTCACTCCCCTCTCACTTATAAGCTTATTCGTCAGAGTCAGTATCTACAGCTGGTTCTTCTTCAACTTGTGGAGTAGCTACTGCACCAGGTGCTGGAGCATCTCCTTGTTGTTCTTGAATCTCAGCTAAGAAAGTCTCTCTTAAACGACCAACTCCGGCAAGTTCTTCACCTCTAAATGCACCTCTTTGTGAGCATACATCTATAATTGAAACTGCGCCAGCCAAGTCTTGAGCTGTTACTATTTTTACTTCCATTATATATTCCTCATAATGTTGTTAAACTAATAAAATAAATAGAACAATTTCTATTCATCACTATATAGTTTCTCATGCTTTCGCGGATTTGTCAAGGTTTTATTTTGACGATGCCACGCAAGTCTTCTTCTTCGTATTAGTCTTGCATTAGAACTTCTTCTCATGCAGGAAACCTAGATACTGTTGTTGCTGTTTCTGGAACATCATCATCAATCTGTTTTGTAAGTGGAGATAACTCCTCTATTGATATATCTACTGTATATCCAGAATGAACTCCTGTTCCTTTCCATGTAGAAGTTCCAGAATCCCATAAAAACTCTATCTGTGTATTTACCATAGGATCATATACTTTTAAAAATCCATATGTTGGATCATAAGTTCTTATCTCTGCGAAACTATTTTTTATTCCAGTAGAATAAGAAACAATTCTTTCATCAGATGTTAATCCTAGTTTGTTATTTACATCAGCCATATAAGTATTTATTCAGTTAAAGTGTTTGATTTGGGTAACCAATCAGGAAAAGTTTCAAGCATTAATGCTCTACTAAATCCTGGTATCTTCTTACTTACTACTGACATAAGAAGTTTAGCTTCTGATACATGAACTGATCTAAGAATGTTTAAATAAACCTCTTCTCTTTTAGATTGTTTCATATCAGGCCCACCTTTTACAAGATATTGAAATTGCCTGTATGCTCTAATCAATCTATCGTCAGCTAAATCAACTGCTGGCACATCAGAAAACTGCACACCTTCTGGTAATGGTCCGTCAGGGATTAACCAAACTATTGCAGGATGATATGCTCCTTTGACTATATGTTCTAAATCTTTTCTATGACTGTATTGAGATAGAAATTCTACTTTGTCCTTTTTGGCCTTTAGTTTAGATGCTTCCGAAAAGATTTCGGCGACGCTTGCATCATTAGGCATTTTTGGTAATGGCATAATTAATTCACCTTTAATATTATCATATTATTATTAACTCGACCAGTAACCTTACTAGCCTTAGAATTTATTTCATTCATAATCTTATTTAGTACAATTTTACCCCCGCCTAAAACACGGTCTAAGAAATATGTTGTCTTAGCTCCTAGTTTCTTGACAGCTGATATATCTGTATCAAAATTCTTTATTGTAGTTCCCTTAACATCTAGTCCACCACGATCAATCGCCTGATAGTAGCACAGCTGATTTGTCTTTGCATTGAATAAGAACAGTATGTCTGCTCCAATGATTTTACTTGGTTCTATTGAACTTACTTTGTTCTCCAAATCTTCGTCTAAGAAATTAAGTTTTTTGACTTTATCTATTGCTGATATTTGTTTGGCCTTTCTTGGTTTTCTTACAGGCTTATGATTTTCAGCATAGCGTTCTGAATC